ATTTAACTCATTACTAACAACGTCGGGAATAAACCCGCTTGGCTGTTTTGCAATTTCAATACCAGTGATTAGAGAGCCGACCGGATCCTTGTCAACAGCAGAATTCAGTTGCTTGTTTGTGTTTGAGTGTAATTCTGGGTTGAGTGGCTCTGCGTCACCATTGTTGGCTATAAGTTTTCTAAGCGCATTCATTTGGTCTTCGTAGTGCGCTTGTCCTAAATCATGATCATTTTCTGACTCTTTTAGTTTGGCTTCTATTTCTTCATAAAAGCCAGTGCCGTTAAGGTTAGGAAAGGCGATTAGAACGTTTTTTAGGAAGTCGCGGTTATTTGGTTCTGTTGGATTTTTCATACGTGCGTCAACCGATGGCTTCAAGACATCAATATACACCTCGTTAGTAGTCTGTGTTGAAAGGGCATCACCCTCTAGCGTGGTCTCTTTGAAGTCTAGGGACAGTACGGTTAGCATCATCATGTCAGAAACAGAAACTGATTTGCCCTGCGCGCTTAGCAAACCATCGGATAATCGATCCTTGTGTGACTTAAGTGTTTTATTTCTATCTACTAGGGCAGAATTAACAGATGATTTAATATCAATTCCAGTTCCAAAGAAAACCGGTTCCGCCTCGATTTTTCTAATTATGCTGGGGTCTTTTAATATGCCCTCTATGTTTGTTCTTACATAATTATTGACCAGTTCTTGCTGGGAACCCTGTTGATCATCTACAGTAAAATCATCACGAAAATTACCAATTCCCATTGACAGTTCAACCAACTCGTCTAGGGTTGTAGCCGCCTTGCCCGCAGTTACAATCGCCTGCTTTTGTAGTCCCAGTAGACCAATAGATTCACTCGACAGATTAACCCTAGCACTCCTTAACTCTTTGACTATATTCGGTATTGATGCACCAAGCAGCCCCAACTTCTCTTTATCGTTCAACATATCTTCAACAATGCCAAGGGACGCTGGTGTAGACTGTGCATTCATTTGTTTTGCATAAGTAGTAAGTATTCGGTTTGCGGAAACGCGATACGCAGACATCGCCGCATCCATATTGATATAAGAACCATTATTTTCGCCCGCGCCCGCCGCATACGCCTTCTCAAGATCGGCAAGTTCATTATCAAGCCGTTCTGAGACGTTCTGTAACTCTGTCTCAGATATAGAGGCGGCGATAATGGTCGAGAAATCTGCGGTTATTCTTTCTTCCTCTGTTTTTAGTGATGCTTTGTAAGCGGTGGCGGACGCTTTCGCATCTTTAATGCCCAGTGTTACTCGCATGGTACTTGCAAGCGTATCTATTGTTCTCCTTGCGTCGACTTCGGCTCTACCCGACAAATCGTCAAGATATGTCCCTCTAAACCCAACAAGTGCTTCCTCAAACTTTTCTAGCGATGTTCCATCGTTATTTTTGTTTGCCGTAAGTTCAGTCTCGTTCATCCACGCCTTTGCCTCGGCGCGTTTATCTAGTATCTTTTTATCGATTTTTGCGGTCCGCGCCTTTTGAACAAGAAGCCCAAGAGCCATAAGCCCTTCACCGAAGCCCGAAGTTTCTCCGCCCGGCTGTACCTGCAACGCGCCCTGCGGCAACAGCCCTCCGCCAAACTGCGCGTCTACATTTTCTGTGAATGTTGGTATTTTAGCCATGGTTAATCATCATCAGTCGGCAAAGATCCCGTCTCCTGTAAATTCACCCGCGAACGATGCAAGTGCTTGGAATTGTGCCTGACTCCTTGCCGCTCTTCCCCTAGCAACAGATAGGTTCGCCCTGTTTATCAAATTAAATGCGTTGATTTCTCCTGCAAATAACACGTCCTGTATACGTGTCCTTCCCGCAACATCAACCTTTTTCTCTCTTAGAGACGCTTGTAGCGTTAAATCTGAGAGAACATCAATAAGTGAACCTGTTGATTGTGCGCCCGTTACACCAATCATTGCCTCGGCAGACCCAAGATGTCGTATATTCTCTCTTTCCGTTGTCTTGACAGCCTGTTTGCGCTGCTCCTCAATCGTTGCCGCGTTTCTAGCCGCAATATCTCTTTCTAGTTGTGCAGAAACACGTCCCTGCCTAGCCTGTTCGTTATATATTGCCTGCTGTTGCCTGCCCGCCTCTAATGCTCCGAATGCACTTATTATGCCACCCATTAAAACACCTTCTTCCAATACGTATACACGTCATCAAGGTGTGTTTCTGGTTCGCCTGTATCTTCAAAGCCGAGTAATTTAGCCCACCGATGCCCCTTATCATAATCTGTTCTAATGAGTGTCTGTGTCCATAGATACCCTATGTTTTGTAGGTATGAGAAAAGGTACCTCATTATTTTTGTTGTTGAGCGGATATTATTTATGGATTTATCCTTGCTAAACATGAGCCACACGTTACAGCCACAATCATACAACGACAACGCTCCACAAAAACACATCACCCTATTATTCATCATAATTGTCAATGCAGTATTGTTGCCCTCTACATAACCCGCAAGGGCAGCACCATCGCTTTTGAACCTTTCATATTCTTTTTCTTGCCAAGACTGTGGTTCAAAGCCGTCCATGTGAGATTGCTTGAATACGTGTACCTTAAAATTGTCCAATTTCAACCTCCTGTGTTACTGAGAGTATGGTTGATGGATGTGCGTCGCTCTGTTCATACCTCGATATTCCCAATATATCAGAGTTGTCGGGTGTTAAAAACACTATTGGTAGGGTGTTTAGTTCTGGCGGTGATTGAAGTGCTGCGGGATATTCTATCGGATACACCTTGTCTACGGTTCCAAAACTTCCACCCAACGAACGTAGCGTGTTAATAATTACCCTAACCACCCGCTTAATCTTGTGTGCTGTTTGATTTATGTTCTGCTGACTCACAAGGGGCATCGTTTCAAACGAAGATTCATAAAGAAGCCCTATTGAAACCTTGTTTGCATCTACTGGCAACGTGATGCTTCCTGTTGCATCTACGGTAAACGGACCGTAAAACACGGAATCCGCTAGTGCGTAAACAGACTCGCCTTTTAGGTGTAACAGTCCTGTCCACGTATCCGCAGCAACGGTCTCCGAATCTGATATTCCACAATCTAAATAATATGCGTCCGACTGTGCGGTTGCTGCCGTGAACTCGTTAGAGAGTGCTTCGACTGTGTATTGATCTGTTCCGTCCAGATTGCGTTTTACAAGGAGCCAGATATTATCTGTATCCTTTCGTGTAGTTCTTGCTACTTGTAGCACCGTGGGGTCTACGCCACTCGATTGACCCAGAGTGTGCTGTTCCCACCCAACAATATCTTGTTCTCGTTCATATATGAGAGAAATCAGGTTTCCGTCATCAAGGACAACCCATACGCGACCAGCCCTGCCTTGCTGAAGGGTCATGTCTTTGGCACCCACTTGTGTCATGTGTTCTGAAAGTATAGAGATGTCGTTTGCAACAAATCTGTCTTGCGCTAAATCAAATACATATTCACGTAGTACAGAACCCTCTTTCTGGAACATCAAATACCTTGTTCCTATAGAAATTGGATTTATATTATCGTGGGTTCCATAGTGGCTCTGTGCCTGAAAACTTAAATCTGATGGTGTAATTGGCTTGTTGTTCGGTGCGCGACCAATCCACTCTGCGTTTTCGGTTAAGATGAGAAGTCCGGACGAATCCCCAACAATGCTTGTAATCGCATTCACTTGCCTAGATGCAAGGGTTACAGTTATCGCAGACGAATCAAGCACAATAGAATCTTCTATTGTAGATGGGCTGTATAGGGTATTTGTGTTACTTTCGCTACTCCACAATGTTTGTGGCTGGGTTTCTGTTTTAGCAGCCCAAAACCTGCCCTGATAAAATGTTCCGCTCTGTGGGTAGCCCGTAGCTTCGGACCAAGCACCTAGCCTCCAATTCTTTGTGGGCAATATGGATGTGAAATCTGATTTTAAGTCTATTGTAACCTTGTTGTCGTCTACATCAACGCTGTTAATGATTCCCCATCCAGACCATGTCTTTGGCTCAATGCGAACCTCCCCATCACCATCATCATGGACACCTGCAGCCAAATTTTCCAAAGGCTCAACTGCTCCTGTAGTAGGAAAGTGCAAATCAAACTTGGTACTTGAACCGCTTATGACAAAGTTTTTCGCGGTATGAACTGTATCGTTAAGTTCAACCGCTCCCCTTGTAATGGAAAAGAACTCTACTTTTACACCAGTATCGGTCGTATTGCCATCCGCGCCAGCCACAAAATCGTACAAATCTAGTCCATCGACAGTTATTACGGCTGGAGTATCTGGGTTAGCAGCAATAGAACCCGGAGCGAATTCAAGGAACTTCCAGCCAGTACCAGGATCTCCAAGCCTAATGTGTCTGCCCACGTCAGTAGCCGAAAACACCGTGTCGTCAGATGCCGCTAACTCCACGGTGTCTCCTGAAATAGCACTCGGAGTTATTGTTGTATCCGTAACGTTCTCGTCTAAGTATGGACCATCTTCTGTTTCATGTTCGCCCCACACCCAAGATGCCGCATCACCATCGTCCGGAAGTGTTCTGCTCAGTGTCTTAATCGGCTTGTTCTTATTAAACACAAAAAGGACATCGGCACTTTGTGTAAACTTCAAATTTGGTAATTCGCCTGCCGTAAAATCAAGACCCTGTAAAATTGTCGGAAAAGTACTGCCTGTCTGCAGGAGTATTCCCGGATTGCCATTTGCATCCAGTCTATAAAAACGAATATATCCACTATCCACAGTAGTATCGGAATTCTCTACACCAAATTCAAGAACATAACTCTGTTCAACGTTGTATTGAAACTCAACGAGCCGTGGTAACGCTGTGGTAACGACCCCGCCATCGGGTTCGTGTATAAACTCAATAAATTTTGTTCCTGTTCTTCGTTCAATACCGCCCTGAGTCTGAATAAGGAAGTTTTGCAATTTGCTTACACCATTGTAATACTTGCCAATATCCACCCGCCCATATAGCCTCGGCGATAGTTCACCGGCAGTAAAGTTTGTTTGGATTTGGTCTATTTTGGTCATTAAACAGGATCGCCGCTTGAATCAAGTTTCGGGAAGTCTCTATACACACCACTACCCCGTCTTTCACCAAGCCACTCGCCTGCATGTATATGTTCGAGTGAATGATGTCCCTGCGAATCTTCAAACTGCGCCTTTCCTAGCAACAATTCATACTTCTGCATTAAGAAATTTTCTTTTGCAGGATCACCCGTTATAGCAAGGGCGAGTTCGGATGCAAGCCTTGTCGCAATCGCCTGTTTCAAAGAATGGTCCATCTTGCTTACATCGGTTATTTGATACACATACAAGATATTTACGGTGGTTGCATCTGAAAGCAGGAGCAGGGTATTTGCGCCGCCCGAATTACCGGCTTCAATCCTGTATTTTGTTAATTCGTCCTCAAGACCGGCGAGCCTCACAAAGTCTGATGGCAGGGCAAACGCGTTATCAAACCCCCATGTTGGAGTATCAGAAAGTGTTGCTAGGGCGGCGCGTTTTATTGCACTGTTCCAGTTATGCGCCCTTAAAACAGAATCTCGCACATCGGCGAGACGGGTATTCATTAGATTGGCACGGTTGTTGTTATCGGTAAGGTCGTTGATTGGCTGTTGCCCTAACATCGTTAAAGCCATATTTGCCAAATCTATTTCTGTTGTGGCTGATGCGGTCATAAATTGTCCTTTGTAGGTAGCGGGGGGGAGGGCGAATGAAACTCCCTGCCCCCCCAATCCCACCTTACAGAAAGTGTTTAGTCAATAGTGTAAGTGACTTGGAATGCACAGGTAAACGCGCCCGAGAATCCAGCTTCGGCAGTTAAACAAATGTCGTAACTACCGCCCGGATTGCTGGTATCACCAGCATTTTCCCAAAGTTTGTCGCCCAGTGTATCGACATCTGCTGCTTGAAAACGAAGTTCAGCACCGTCTGTGGCTTGTCCTGAAGAATCATAATTTTCTGCGTAGAAATTGTCATCCTTCGCTGTATCTGAATCGGTTGGGTAGATACCACAGTCTAGGGTACCTGTTCCGCCTTGGTCATCAGACCACAGTTTGATGCTTAAAATGCGTGCATTGACTGGCAAGCGGCACATCCGGATAATATCACCGTCTGAATCCCAGTCTGCTGATGCCACCTCAAAGTTGTCCATGGCAATTCGGACGCGACCGCCCAAAAGACCAACATCGTTGAATACAGAGGGTACTGCATCCGAGTTTGTAATTAGATTAGATTTGGTTGTAGCCATTTCTAGTCTCCTTAAGAAGCCGAAGCCGCCATCGTGGGGTCAGGTGATGACGTGTTGCTTCTGGTTCAAGTGATTAACCCCATGTCATTTATTCTACTGCTGCAATCTCGACGATTTTTTCTTCTTCGAGACGTGTAGCACCAACAGCCATTGAAAGATACACATACATTGAGAAGGATTTGTCGGGACGTGGGGCAATTTCTGTTACCACGTCTGCGCCAACACCCAACTCCAGCCCTGATTTAGCCCATGCAATACATTGACGATCACCGTTTCCATCAGTGTTTAATCGCTCTGAACGGATGAATTTGAAACCCATAAAGGTATCAACTTCGCCCTGTACCAACGCTTTAACACTGTTAAAATCGCTTGAAGTCACTTCGGTCGATTCTAGCAAATCAGTAATCTGCTTCGCGCTGCACGCGATGAACTTTTCTTCATCTTCTGAAACTTCACTTTCATCCATCAGTTCCTTGGTGCTACGCAATTTTGCAATCGTTAGACCCGTTGCTGCTGCTGCGACCTTTTGACCCGATGGCAACACAACGCTTGTTGTACCATCAACGCCCGTATATGCTGTTCCAAGGGCTGCTGAGATAATTTCGTCGTCCATTGCACGACCCATTGCCCATGCAGCATTTCGTGCATACGCGCTTTCTGGGTCAATCAATAGTCGAATCTTGTCCGCATCGTCAATCAAATCGCCCCATTCGTAGTCTACGAGGGTCAATGCTCTGCGGAGGTGTGGTGTGTTCACCAATGGTGAATCACCGTGACGGCTAGTACGCTTAATGGCTTCGGTTGTTCCGACCTGATCTGTAAACTTGCGTTTACCGTTCACATCGCTGTCAACCATAACTGCACCACGTAAACGACTGCCACGCTGTTGAACGATATCCAATACATTTGATTGATATTGCTCAACTTCTGCTGTAGTAATTTGTGAGGACATAATAGTCTCCTGTATATAAAAACACAATAAGACCAGAACCAACATGGTCCTAGTCAAAATACAGGAACGCTACCCAAATCCGGACATTCCCTGACTCATTACGCCCGCTTAGGCGACTGGATTACCAGTATCAAATCAGGCGACTTAAAAACAGCCGTTGTCTAACTAATAATACAATACACAAATACAACACACTATTGCAAGAAATTATCCCTATTTTAACATTTTTTCTGGCAATCTTTACCATCTGGTAAAAATATGCTCAAGTAACAATACACCATAGTAACAAACACTTCGAATAACAAAACGAAGAAGAACCGAGTTACCAAATGAAAATGGTAACTGGTAGTGTCATAATGGTAACGAGTGAAATGGGGCTGGAAAATGTGGAGGTGATATTGTGCGATTCGAGCGTAGCACTTGGGGGGGGTGTACCCCACTATAAACACCGATAAGGGAGATTCCTAGCAAGGGTGAACATTACCCATATGGAGATATATCTTGTTGATACTTCGTGCCTGTTGCTGTCCTTTCTCTTCGAGTTACCGTACTGCTGCTTCATGAGTGTCGAACCGCGAGTGAATGCCGCTGGTCCTTCGTTCTTGTTGCTGTCCTGTCTCTTCGAGGTGGTCCTACGTTCTACTGCTGATCATGGATGGACACGTAACCATTTATGGCTGCCGATGTTAGGGTACTGTTAGGGTATAAAAAAATTTGCTATTTTAGTACTTTACCTGTTGTCATTATGGTAACTTTGGACGATAATACCTCTAGTCAAATGATGGTATTTGGCAACAATATAAGAATGCAACAATGTACAAATATCCAGAAATAGCAGAACATTACAAAGAGTTACTACTTGAGAATGGTCAAGAATGGGCAGAAGAACACAAAGAGGATTTACACCATATCGCATTCAATGAGGAGAAATACATCATCGGTACGCATCGGGCTAAGGAGTGGCTATCCGATAAGGTGTTCGATGTCATCGAGATTGTCAGAGAATATGAGCAAGACAATTTCGGTGAAGTGAATACCGATTTTAGCGATCCCGAAAAGATAGTCAATATGTATGTGTATATTGTTGGGGAGCAAGTAGTACAGGATATTACCTTAGAGGATGTTTTTAGTACCGTTCAATAATCCACCACATGACCGCCTACCTTAGCGGGTAGCGTGGTCGTTTTACTGTTTCAAGTTTTACACAATAACCAGCAATATAAGGATGCAACAATGAAAACACAATACCCAATAGAACGCGACCATCGCTACACAATCAACAAAGAATACACTGGCCACCCATCGGCAAAACCTCAATTCGTTATTCGATTCTGTGGTGATTGGGTTGATTCTCGTCAATCCTATACCAGTGCAGTAGTCAGAGCAGTAGGACATAATGCCGAGCGTATGCGACCTTATTCAGTCATAACAGTAGTCAGTAGTCATTAATTAGTCAGCAACAGCAAAAGGATGCAAACAATGTTTGATGATATTACTTCTGGTCAGATTTTTGGACTGTGGGATAATGGTTTCGTAGTCGTAGGGGTAGTGTTTGGATTGACTTGCCTAGAGAGGTGGATAGCACGTTCAATTCGTGGGTCGGCTAGTCCAAAAGCGTGCCTTATTCTTGGGGCTATTCTTGGTGGTGGTAACGCTAATACAATTTCAGATTTTTTGGGGGCTATGTTTGATCCTGCACTACGACAATATGTAGTCGGTATCACCATAGGTACACAATATATTCTTATACCCTTTTATATCTATTGGGTATACCTGTTTATTCGCGGTCGAGTAGTCAGTAGTCACTAATTAGCCATCTCATTGATGAAACCCCAAGTAAGGAGGACGATGGAATACACCCCTCAGATAGCTAAGCATAATATACAGGCTATGTTGCGTATGTATGTCGCTAAGTATCCCGAACTATCTAGTAAAGAGGTTTGGGAGTTGATGAAAAAGCAGGAAAGTCATTTCTTGGGACTTGACTTGACTGCAGAAGAAATGAAGTCCCTTAGTCGAAAGGAGAGTATCCGAAAGGGTACCTTCTTCAAGAAACGTAAGAAATGATTAGTCAAGTACATACAACAGAATCCCTACAATCCCAAGATGGCGAGTATGAGAATTACCATTATCAACTAGAGGATGGCGAACGGTATCAACTTACCGATGGCGAATTGGGGTGGCTAGCCCATGTAACCCATAAGTACATGATAGCTGACCATATTATCGAGAATATGGAAGATAATATCTACACAGTGGATACCATCGGTCTAGGGCAAGCAATGGACGATGACGGGATGTTCCCTAAGATAGTCATGCTATCTGAAGATAGCGTACTACATCGTATAGCATTTTATTCAGCGTATGAACCAGAGGAGGATCAACAATGACCGATACAGTCAATTACAACCAAAACAAAGTATGGGTGTTAGTCCACTTCAACACTGGACGTATAGAGGCATGGCAGGCAGAGAAGATATTAGAGGATTCTGCTAATGTTTGAACTACATACGAGCGATTTTGACCCTTGCCCCGCCCGCGCCGTGTTGCGTCGGCGGGGTGCTTTTGATGGTGTGGCTGGTACTGCGCTGGTTCGAGGTCTTGCGGCTCACACAGCCCTCGAAAATCTGCACAAGGATACGAGCGAATTAACGAGCGATCTAGTCCAGCACGCACTGGCTAGCACTGTAGATATGCTTGCGAGCGAGGGAAGAGAGGCGAGCGATGCGGTCGAGCGAAATATAGGGAGCATGGCGAGCGAAATTGTGACAATGCTCGAAAGCTACAGGAGAAGGATACTCCCATTAACGAGCAAATGGACTCTACTTGGCACTGAAGTTCCTGTGTACTGGGAATTGCGCGACGATGTTCATTTGTCAAGCCATGTTGATGTGCTGTACATTGATGAAAACGAGCGAGCAATCTGTTGGGACTGGAAGTGGAGGAAGGACGCACTTGCTATATCTGACCTGAGCAGGAACCTGCAACTCGCGTGCTACTGGGGAGCCTTGATCGATGGTGGGCTATTTCAACTCAAGACCAACGAGCGAGCGAGCGGGTGGGATTGCTCAGGCGATGGATGGTATAGCCTTCCCGACGGTTCGAAGGTTCCGTTGGTGTCGTGGGTTGACCTCCCCTCACTAAAGCCATACGCAAGGGCTACAATGGGACAAGATGATAGTGGAAGGGCGATTCAGTACAAGAAGGGTGACGATAGACCTGTGTGCAGGGTAATCCGTACACCAAATTTTCACCCCAAGCAACTGGGCAACATTAAAGATGCAGCACTGGTTCGAGCCGATATGATAATCAACGGAACAGCACCATATATCCCGCAGGGATGTAGCCATTGTGAATGCGAGCCGTGGTGTCCGCGATTTGACATGGCTACGACAAGTGAGTATCATGGTGTAACAACTAAAGGAGATTCAGTATGAAACGATTTTTTAAGGCACTATTCGCAGCCCTTGTGGGTTGTGTAGACCGAGGAGAAATCCTCCCAGACAACAAAAAGGAATAAGATATGACCACAACAAAAAACAGTAAGGTAGCCACCACAAAAACCGACAATCTGGGGTGGGCAGGAATTATGCCTGCGCTACTTAAAGCACAGATAATGGTGGAAAAGGTGGAAAAGGATACACAGGGGTACCAATACAAGTACGCCACAGCAGAATCTATGTATTTGTCTGCAAGGGCGGCACTACATGAGAATAACATTGTTGTTTTTCGAAAATCTTGTGAAATTCTAACGCACATAGACACAGAAGTAACAAAGGGCGACGTGTTGACCGCGAACTATGGTCAAAAGATGATAGTTGTGTACGTGGTGTATTGCGGACAAAGCTGGGTTGAATGCCCAACAGAATATCCCATATGTGTAAAGGGTGGGATGAGTGACAAGGCTCTAAATGCCTCGTTGACCACCTGCCTCGCATACTTCCTGAGAGATTTGCTCCTCATACCTCGCTGTGACGAGGAAGTTGACCAAAGACCAGACACAATAGCGCATTCTGGTACAAGGACCACACCAAAACCAAAGGGTTCTGGCAAGAGCAACAAGCAAACCTTCATGGCAAATGTTGGGCAATGGATAAACCGAGATATTGCCGAATCTGATACAGCCGAGGCTTGTATTATCTTGCTCAAGAAAAACGATTTGCCGGTAGACGGATCGGCTACTTCAAAGCAATTCAAAGAAATTGCTGATATTGTTTCCGGATACATCGACGAAGCTATAGAACCTGCTACCATATTGAGCGATAATGGGTAATTTGCAACCATACTTGTTCAGACCCCTTAGTTCCCGTATCACCATTTACGGGGAAGTTTACTCATTGCTTGGGGTCAGAACTCCTTTATTGTGCGATACCTCGGTCTTTACGGTCGGGGTATCGTTTTAACTTCTCTCTCTTCTGCCCATGGGTGAAAGCCTTTGGGTGGATTTTACAACTCAATCGAGCCGCACCCACCGGTTCATCTGCCTGCGGGCAAGTGGGTACCCTTAGCGACCTTGGGTTCTTTCAGGTCGTAACCGTTCGCTACGAGATGCACTAGTCAAATCTCATAGGGCGAGCGAGTGCCAAGACGCTCAGAATAAGCGTAACCGCAAAATCTTTACCATCTGGTAAAAATCGCGTGGGTAAACTTGGCTTGGGTTGGTGACACGCACTGCCCAAGCGGGGCTTGGCTGGGAAGGTGGAACCTTGGACTCCCATACAGAAGCGACAAGGCGGTGTTGATGGCTCGTCTGTGTATGACAAACCCATCTGGCCTCTAATTGAGACTGATTCTCAACTAGTTTCTTAGGGGTCGGTGCATCTTGGCTGAACTGTGATGACAAGACTAATTCTGTAATTGAGACTGATTCTCAATTAGACAACGCAAGGAGATGATTAAATGACTAACAATATGACGACTGTGAACTATTCCGTTCTTGACGAGGCTCAGGTACGGAAACTCCGAAGGTGTGAGAAGATTGTCAATGAAGGATTGAAAAGATTTATTGAAGTCGGGGCTGCTTTACAGACTATACGAGACGAAAAGCTGTGGCAAGGAAAGTATGATAGTTTCAAGGACTATGTGGACCGCAGATGGGCGTTGTCGCCCGCTCACGTCACAAGGCTTATCCAGGGTAGTGAAGTTGCAACGCGTGTGGCGGGAATACAGAATGAGGCTCAAGCAAGGGTGCTTGTAAATGTTCCGTACACCGAACAACAAACAATAGTGGACCGCGCGGTGGAATTGGCAAGAATCCGCAAAATTCCGCTATCCGCACCCCTTATCAGAGAAGCTGCAAGGCAACCATCCCAAATATCTGCAAGACCAGAACTGCAATCCGACGAGCAACCGTGGGAAGCGGAGGGGTTATCAGATCTGTGGGAGATGGCACAAAACCTAATTCTCGATATGAAAGAAGTCTCAAGAAAACTTGCCCTACACCAACAGGGATGCTGGCTCAAGGGTCACATGGACACCATAGAAGCACGTCTAAAGGATTTGAGCATACTAATCCGGTTCGCAAAACCACACTCGCCCTGCCCCGATTGTGCTGGTGGTATCGTTGCGAACTGTGAAACCTGCAAATCGAGGGGCTGGCTACCAGAATCTCGAGCAGGAGCGTTAAAAAGAAAGAAAACGTATAAAGATATTGACAACTTTGAGACGAAAGACTAAAATGAAGCAAACGTAACCAGATAACAAAAAAGGAATGACCAATGAAACAACAGAATAGAGAGCGTGTAACGGAACGTGCTATACAAATTGTCGAAACGCAAAGAGATATGGGTCGGTGCGCAGAGGAATTCACCCTGTATAATTCAGCGCATCATGCACTTGACGCAAGCCTTCAAATGATACTACTAACCAGTAGTTTGGGCGAGGCGAATTTCGAGAACAGATCAGTCTCATGCCTTAGAACAACGTGTATAACAGAGTCTTGGAGGAGTTGTTGGACTTGCTCCGACATAAGGAAGGCTGTTGCCGATGCCCTAAAACTAGCAAAAAAGGAGTTGTGTAATGAGTGCTGATATATCTGAAAAAGTGAAATTTAGCAAAAGCGTTTCTACAAACATAGTTATTGGTGGGGTCACATTGGATTGTTCTATTGAAGCCGACGTAATAGCCACCGTTGAAACATGGTACGCACATAACATGGGTGGTCGCATGGAAGATGCGGTTCAAGGCGAACAAGAAGTTACACTAGATAGCGTTGAAATGGAAGTGTGTTTAGAAAACAAGGTCACGTTCACATCCACTGACAGGGATTTTTTCGAAGCACACTTTGGGGAAATCGATTGTGACGACGTGGTGGGTCTGCCGTGACGCAAGAAGATATGTTTAATACGAGAACAAGGTCGGGCAAGCAACTGCGACCGTACCAAGAAGAAGCCATACAGTGCGTCGAGGATTCTTTCAAGGATTACCAGAACTGTATTATGATTATGGCAACCGGGCTTGGCAAGACGTTCACCGCAGTAGAAATTGCACGCAGGAGAGGCGGGCGGTTCATGTGGGTTGCTCACCGTGGGGAACTCATAGAACAGGCCGAACACGCTATTGCTGAATTGACCGGAGTAATCCCGCAGATAGAGATGGCAGACCGAACCGCGCGGTCCACGCTCGGATACAATCAGGGCTGTGTGGTCGGTTCTGTCCAAACATTGAACGCCAAGCGAAACGGCGTTCCAAGACTCCACCGATTCGACGCGAACTATTTTAATATGCTTGTCACTGATGAGGCTCACCATGCTGTTGCAGCCACTTGGGTGAAGATAGCCAACCACTTTACAAATAACCAAGATCTAAAACATCTTGGAATGACCGCAACGCCCGACCGTGGTGATGAGGCGGCGTTGGGTCAAATCTACGACACCTGTGCATATAGGTATGACATACAAGACGGTGTTAAAGACGGATGGCTTGTGCCAATTATGATTCAGCGTATTTACATGGACGAAATAAACCTCTCTCGCGTCGATAAACTTGCGGGCGACTTTAATCAAGGTCAACTAGATCACGCAATGAGAAGGGATAAGGCAATGTACGGTGTTTCTGAGGCACTAAAGAGCGAGGTAGGAAGCCGAAAGACACTTGTGTTTTGTGCGTCAATCGAACACGCGCAGGGCTTGACAGATATTCTTAATGCAAACATGCTTGGGTCCGCAGCACTCGTTACAGGAAAAACGCCCAAGCACGAACGAAAGCAACTATTAGACAATTATCGTGCCGGAAACATACAATACCTGTGCAATGTTGGTGTTGCTACCGAGGGATTTGACATCCCCGACATTGGATGTGTGGCAATCGCAAGACCGACCATGAGTCGTGCGCTTTACGCACAAATGATAGGTCGCGGCACAAGACCCCTACCAAATATTGTTGATGGACTCAACCACGCAGAACAGAGATTACAGTCGATACACGATTCGTTGAAACACGATTGCCTCGTGCTTGACTTTGTTGGCAACAGTGGTCAGCACAAACTGGTCAGTGCTGCGGATGTTTTGGGTGGTAACATGGATACTCTTGTTGTTCAAGAAGCAAATAGGCTTGCTCGAAAACAGGGAACACCCGTTGATACACTAGAGCTTCTTATGAGGGCAGAGGCCATTGTACAAGCACGGCTTGAACGAGAAAAGCAAATCAATGAACGAAAGAAAATCAAAGCCAAGGCATCATACCGTAAAAAACCCCTTGATCCGTTTGATGTCCTTGATATAGCACCTGTGCTAGACGACTCTGAGTGGCGGGTAAGCCCACTTACACCAAAACAACTGCTGTTCTTGCAAGAAGCAGACATAGATACCAGCACAATGACCGTTAAGGAACAGCGAAAAGTATTCGCTACGATGATGGAAAGAAAAAACAAGGGATTAGCAACACCTAAACAATTACGGTTGCTAAAGAGATATAAATATGACACGGATGGCATGACAAAAGATAGGGCTAGTGGCATTATTGGTCGTCTCGCCAAGAATAATTGGAAAAAGGTTAAAATTAAGGAGACCTTATTATGATGAAATCAGGAATTGGATTTATTGTAGGAAAATGTATCGATATTGTTAGTGATTCATTCACGGGAAGAGATGGCACAGAAGTAAAAAAACTCTCTGTACTCATCAAGCCCGACGATGAGTCGACACCACTGGAATTGGAGGTGTGGGGTGAACTTGCAGCAAAATTTGAAGCCGACGTAAACATATTAGACGTTCTGGTATTTCAGGTTGGAATGGTTGGGCGCGAGTGGACCAATCAGGAGGGAAAGACATACCGGAACAATTCGCTTCGCATTAAGGAATGGACAGAACTTACGACCTCTCCATCAACAAAAGAAACCGTACCCAAAACCCCGTTTTAAGGAGGATATGATGCACAGATTATGTGACTGTTGTGCTGAGATGTACGATATAAAAACCGGATTGATAATAGAAGATGATTTTGCTTGGTGTGAAGATTGTTACGAACAGCACCAGAACGAACAAGGAAAGGACGATACAAATGAAACTCAAACTTGACAAAGCGCACGCGTCCATGCTAATACCAAACATTGTTGTTGGGATAGCCACCATCAAAGATGCAGAAGAGTCTGAAAAAACAGACAGCGTGGTTTCTGACACGATGACACACCTGCTGGAACACATAATGGATTCAGACTTATATGACAAGTCTATAGAATTGAATAAAAATCAACAGTTGTTTTTATTAACCGTGCTTTGTAGCGGCTTGCATAAGATTATGAGCGACGGAATAGAAAAAACAACAGGTCTTATAGATAAATATTATGGGACGGATCTACTGACGAGACGCGACCCGTGCGAAAGAAGGGCAATATATTTATCCTATTTAATGCTAGAGAAATTTGAGTGCGAGGTGGATTCTGAAGTGTACCGCAAATATGCCCGCGGTAAACTTGAGGACATAAACACGATAATACGTAATATGGCTGACGAAATGGAGGCAATCATTGAAGAAAACAATTAAAAAACAATGCCCGATATGTGGCAACAGCCTAGACGGCGGATGCACAATCACATCAGACAAGTTGCACGTACTATGTAAAAACGATGGAACCGGAACAAAGGTGTTCGAATCATATATGCACGTTATGCCAAAAAGAAAAGCCTCAACTACCAAAGGAAAAACACATGAATTATGATAAAAAGTTCTTGACTGCTATGAAGGTCAAGCTGAACGGTGGAGACTATTCAGAAACTTGGTACAGGAATCATTTTAGGGGAATGATTGATTGTATTGAACAGCACATAGGCGGCGAAGAATACCGAAAGGCATATATAAGAGGCTTGAGGGATGGAGGGGCTGTTGCGGTTGAAGTTGTGAAAAATCATACAAGCCCAGAACCAGAAACAGTGCCAAGGAACATACCAAAAGACATGACCGGAAATTCGGACATTTTTTAATGAGCCAATGGAAACGTGTAACCCGACTCTCGCCCTGCCCTGTCTGCAAAAAGCCCGACTGGTGTCTAATAGCACATGATAGGTCTGCTGCAATCTGCCCAAGAATTGAGCAGGGGTCTGTTCGAAACATTGAGGGTTCTGGGTATCTACATATATTTAAGATCACTAAGGAGTGGGCTAGGGAAGTATATGTACCAGCGAGAGCCAAGCCCCTGCCAGAACACAACGAGGTATTGGCAATAAGGGCTAGACAATGGATACGAGAATGTGAGCCTACCCGCATTGAGGAGTTGGCAGGGATGCTAGGTGTTAGCACGGAAGCACTTAACCTCCTCAATGTAGGGTGGTTCGACAAGAATCAATCTTGGATATTACCAATGATGCGAACCGGAGGCCGACTAATCGGCATAAGGATTCGACCACAAACAGGTAAAAAGTTTGCAATAAAAGGAAGCAAAAATGGGCTTTTTATTCCAAACAATCTGCCAAGCGAGGGCGTTGTCTATGTATGTGAAGGCGAGTCCGACACGGCTGCCATGCTAACGTGCGGTCTAAATGCTGTTGGCAGACCATCTTGCAACAGCGGCGACAGACTATTGAAGGAACTGCTGGAGAACAACGAAGTAATAGTCTGTGCAGACAGAGACGGTGTTGGGCGAAGAGGAGCAGAATCCCTAGTCCAATATCTTAATTTACATGTTTTGGGTGCTACAATGATGTTACCACCAGACAAATACAAGGATATGCGAGATTGGCTACATGGCGAAGGAAAAGAAAAGGTTTATACTGCCTCAAAGCGAGTATCTGAAGAAGCATGGGGACGAGGTGTACATACTGGTAGCGATGCCAGAGTACCTGATTGATGAGATCGATGTCATGAGAGATGCAATAGTTACCTACATCCCCGGCTACGACAGAGAGGATTTCAAAGTCCTCAGAGCTGCGTTGGAATGGATAGAAAACGTAGACCAGTTGCTATGTGTGCAAGAGGAAAAATGAATGAAACCGAAAATCATCGTAGGAAATTGCATAGACAAACTTAAAGAACTACCATCTGGCAGTGTCCATTGTTGCGTTACTTCCCCGCCATATTGGGGCTTGCGTGATTACGGCGAAGATGACCAACTCGGTCTTGAAGAAACGCCAGATGCGTATGTCGAGAACATGGTTCAAGTGTTCAGGGAAGTCCGTAGGGTTTTGCGTGACGATGGAACGCTTTGGCTGAACCTCGGCGATTCTTATGCGGGAGGAAGTAGCGGTGGCACAAAGACGCAAGGCAACCCAGAGTTCAACAAAAACAGACCCAGCCGAGAAGCAACCAAAATACCACCAAAAGCGAAACCAAAAAACCTTAAACAAAAAGACTTGGTTGGAATCCCTTGGCGCGTGGCGTTCGCATTGCAAGCCGATGGTTGGTATCTCAGACAAGACATCATCTGGCACAAGCCAAACCCGATGCCCGAATCAGTAACCGATAGATGTACCAAAGCACATGAATATATTTTCCTATTGAGTAAATC